CCGCGACAGCACGAACGTGCAGAATGCGGTCTCCACCACTTCAGCGGACTCTTTTGCATTTTTTAATTCCTGAGCGTCAGCCTGAGCTCGCGTAAGTCGGTGTCGCTCATATTCAATCGTGCCAGGTTGAAGATCGGACTCAGAAGCAATGCGGAGATCTTCAACTTCCTTCCGCAACTTTTCATTTTCTATGGCTGCATCGCGCGCACTGTACCATTCGATTGCGGCAGCAGATTCAAAGAGAACCTCATTACCCTTACCACCACCGCGGGCAACCGGCATACCTTGCTCCTGCCAGTTCTGAATCGTTCGGACGCTCACCCCGAAAATTTCGGATAAGCGTTTTTTGTTAACCTCCATGACTCACTCCTGGCACTAAACAGAGAAAGGAAACAATCAACGGTTAACTTCCGTTTTCCATGCTTAGCATTTCCTTTCTGTAGAGAGGATGTTTTCAACAAAAACAATGAGAAAACAAGAAGAAGAACGGAAATGACATAAACCAGAAAATTTTCATAAATAGCGAGAATCTGCGCGGACGCCGCCCCGTGGTAGGCGCCCCCCGACGGAAGGACCCGTGTGATTGCCAATAAAAAACCGCGCGAAGGCAGTTACTGTTTGAATATCAGGATGTTGTTTTGTATTAACCCTGGTTAAGGTAAGTCCTCAGCCCGTCAGTGGTGGGACACTGCCGAAACTTAATACAGAGAAATGGCTGAAAACCTCTGTGAAGGAAATAAAATGAACGAAGAAATTCATCTCAATCTTGAATGTACGTTGAAAAGCCTTGCCGATGCTGAACGCGAGATTGGCGAATTGAAAATGGTCGTTGGTTTAATGCTAGCTAAACTGCCAACCAATGAACGTGAAGCTGTAATTAATGAACTACGTTCGTGGGGGTTCCCTGAGAAGGCCAACGAATTTGATCAATTTGTCCATCCACGTCCTGCCCGTTAAACTGATAAATCCAGACCGATTAATAGACCACTTATAATGAGTGGTCTCCACATTATTTTTAGATTTCATGTAACCTCCTGATTCACTTATGGCACCACCAGGTATTTTCACTGTCTGTTTTGAAAACGGTGTGCACCAGAGGGCCAGTGACCAGCGAATGACTATGCGACAATGCCAAACGCCAGCATGTCACCCACCGCCGCAACAGCCTATTCTTTCTTCCAGAACCGATAACTCTGGCTCCTGTAGTAAAGTCGGATGATGCCGTTAGCGAACGGCCATCACATCAGCGCAGGTAACAGCGATGGGCCAAGCGTCATCATCCCCTAAAGACAGATACTCGCACCCGTCATCCATCAGGGCTGACAGGCTGGCGTTCTTCGAAGCAACAATGCCGAGTGAAATTTCATGGCGAAGCAGTTGCACTCCGTCGGGAACTACCGCTGCAGGTTTTGAACCATCATCGACTACCACCACCAGCGCACCGGCTGGCAGGTGCTTCATATGCTTTTCGAGTGCTCGTTTAAGAACGTCGGCGCGCTGGTGTGTCGTTAAGGCAATCCCGATCCGCGATGAAATTTCGCGGGCGGGTGCATACGGGACACCATCAATAGTAACTTGCATTACTAGTCTCACATTATGAACAATGGGGTATGTAACAAAAACATTGTTAGATATAACATGTTGAAAAATCGATAAGAGGAAAAGCCAGTATGTCTAGAGAAGGTTCGTTGGACCTATTGCAAGAAGTTCAAGAAAATCTTGATATCATGAAACAAACACAGAACATAAAATCTGTAAAAGTCAAAGCCATCCTGGAAAACTTGCGAAGTTCCTTAGAGTATCTCGCTAATGACACCTACGATAAATATAATGAACCTAGCCCTACGGACAATCGCCCAAATATATATTTCCCTTATGGAAAAAAAACCTTCGTTGATAATTTCTTTATCAAAATTTTAAAAGTAAACCCGCCGAACTCATCTCCGCTATACAAAGTCTTTAATTCCATACAGGACTACCACACTGGTGAGAAATGGCTGGAAATGATGTGTAACCTTACAAATGAAGTTAAACACAGACAACCAATTACTTTAAGAGAAGATAATTTCGTTAAAGACCTCAGTATCAGCGTGGGTGATTTTGGTTTAATTAAAGCAGGAAGTACTGCCAACATTCTCTTTAAAAACAATTACGTTAATGGGCAGAAACTAGAAGATTTCACTTTTGAAAATGGAAATTTGCAAAGAAGTGGCAATGGAATACCATTAAACATTGTAATAACCGAAGAGAAAAAAATAAGATTTCACGGGAACGATTATGAAGTAATTCCTTTCATTGAATTGTGCCTTAGAAAAATAAGCTCTCTAATTATTGAAGCCTATGATGAACTAGATAACATATAAATTGAACTTGTAGCGTCACAGTGGATCCTAACTATGCATCTGCTGTGATTACTATCCTTTTACTCAGAGTAATTTTCGTCATATCCATTAATGAAGATGATATAATTTAGAACTCGCTTGTTGTGTTTTCTGACAGTTCGCCTGCCACGCTTTGTTATGCGCCAGGATGTCTTTCTTCGTCTGGCGGTCCATAACGTCGATGTCATGATCAGTAAGGTAGATTGGCTTCACCCAGTCACAGGCAGTATCAACCACCACCGGGACGCTTCCACGTGTCACGCAGCTCGCGATCAACATCGTCATCAGGCATGCGGTTAACCGTCTGTTGTACATTGCTGGCCTCTTTCGTTGCTTCTACCCGGCGTTCTGCTACTGCTTCAGTGGCTGCGGCTTTTTCTTCGGTATTTTGCTTCTTAAACTTCGCTTCCGTTTTTGTGGTTCCTGAAGCATGACCAAGACCGAAAGCAGCAGCTATAGCACCGAGAACAGCAATAGCCAGTCCAATAATCAATTCCATAGTCATATGGCCACCCGTTCTCTTACCCATCCGTAAACAAACGTCTCGTTCGCGCTGCGCTGTTCTGCCAGTTCGAGATAACGCTGGCCCTGGCTGCAATTCAATGCCCGGAGCATAACCAGCTCGCCCTCTTTTCCACGCCGGGAAAGATAGCTTTTTAACGCGCTGATAGTTCGCGGACCGATAAAACCATCTGCAATCAGATCGGGATAGAGCGTGCCCTGAATGTTGAACACGTTCAGCCAGCGCTGGAACCATTTGGTCTGAACCGATGGGCCCATGTTTACGCCGGTATCGCACAGTTCGGCGGCAATGGCTGGAGAAACCTCAGAAACAAGATCAAAGCGCGGCCCTGTCCAGTAGTCAGCTGTCAGGATATCCAGAGCCTGCTGGCGGGTCAGATTTCTCATATCCCCGGTGAATCCGTGGGCGCGGGCTACCGCTTGTGTGATCCCCCAGTTAGTTGGACCGCCCTTATCGTCAGGGTGATTAACGTAGCCGCCCTCTTTACCGAGAATGGCATTAAAAATTTCGTCTTTGCTCATGCGAATGCCTCAGGACGTCAATGATGCGTGCTACGTTTCCCCTAGCCCAGAGAACGGCGGCGCATATCAAGACGTTCACCAGCACCACGAACCAATGTGATTCATGGTACAGGCCGAACAGGTAACGGAAAGGGACGCTGGCGTATACCAGCACCGTGAAATAAGCCATCAGCGATATCAGAGGGCGATGTCTCGCCCCGCCGCGCTGGTAGAACATAAGAGCAACGACTATCACCCCACAGATAAGGGCATTCACCATCGCACTCGTATCACTTGTTACCATTGCTGGCTCCTCCACCACGTAAACGTGAGAGAATTCCAAACAGGCTACCCAAATCCTGACTGTTGACGAACGTCAGCAGCTTAATAGCAATAGCGGCTACGATTACCGCGCCCAGCGCATCAAGTGGCCTGTCGCTATACCCCGTCCATTTGGAGAAGTAAGAGCCAAGCAGTGGCGCGCCGATAACGCCGAAGATGAATGAGGTGATGAAGTAGCCCACCAGCTTAAGGCGGCTGATATTAACCGCCGTAGCGACGTAAAACACCGCACCAGCGAATGCACCAAATACCACACCGTAATCTATGCCGGTTGCCAGGCCGAACATGCTGGCCCCCATCAGACCACCAGCCGCTACCGTAGTGCCAGAAACAGGATCGGACATTAAGCCCCCCTCTTATTGCCGTGAGTCCTCTCAGAATGAGGGGAATAAAAAAAGGCCGCCTATAGGCAGCCTCTAGTTCTTCAAGTCAGTTAGTTCCAGTCTTAATACTATTTTTAACTTATTCCAAATTCTCGTCACTTACTTCGTCGATGCAGTACTGTTTGAAGTGATCTAGTGCATCAAGAAATCGATTTGGACTCGGGTTAGGTAGAATTTCAATATGGGCATATTTTTGGCCAGCGCTGAATATTAGGTTGCTATTTTCATACCTTAACTCAACCGGAACAAAAATCCATTCACCGCCGATAACATTTGAATTAATTAAGAGCCCCACGTAGAAGCTCAATACATAGTCTTCATCAAGTTGCAGCGCCGAAATGGGTGTGCTAACAAAACCATTATCATTCTTGATGCACGAACCTACGTAAAAAAGAGACGTACCACTAGGATCAACAGGTACATGTTGTGGAAGCTGAAGCGAAACTTTTAGCTGCTCCAAAAACTCCTCAGCGTCTAACTGTAACTTATGCTTTCTTGCAGCTGTCTTATCATCAAATTCCCTTTTTCTGTCTAAAATTGCATCATAGTTTATAAACATTCCGTTCTCCAATAGCGAAAGTTTGGGATGTTTATTTTAATCACATTTCAACATTAAATTCAGATATATACTTCTCATTAATTATAAAACCCGCACTGCTGGCGGGTTTCATTTGTTTGTTGCTCAGTTCGCTTTAACGCCCCGAGCTTACCACAATTTAAGCACTTCCTTGCTCACCATGCAACTTAAATCTGTCGCCATTTGAGCCAAACGCGTCACAAAGTGGAGCGTACAGGATCGATTCTGCCAAACTTATCCATGTGTCGATTCGGCGGCGGCATGTGATGAGGGTCCAGTCAGGATGTTTTGCATTAAGCTCGTTAGCCATCTGCAGTTTGCTCTTGCGGAGTCGGTGACGGTCGACGATAACGCTATAGAGTCCACGGTATTCATCATTCATCAGGACCGATGCAATAACACCATCAACCTTAAGACCCTCTTCGTCTGAGCAGAACGCCATGCCACTTTTGTTTTTGCTGTCGAGGATTTCGCGCAGGTATGCTTCCAACTCGGGTTTGGTGATGCCGGATTTCTTCATGCGGCGCAGCGCATCGTTGATTGCGGTCTTGGTGATTTTCCCGGATGCCAGCAACTGGTTGAACATGTTCCCGCCTGAGCCACCGCCGATATAAGACCAGCGGCCCCACATTCGGAGCTTGCCCTGTACCCAGATGCTTTCGAGAGTGCGAAGGCGAACCAACTCGCCGGATTTGCCAACTTCAGAAGGATTGATCATCTTGCGTCTCCACTTACGCCAGTACGCCGATTTCCAGCGCACGATCTAAAAACCGAAACAACAGCACCAACTGGTCGCCGTATTTCGCTTCAAATGCCACAGGATCAGCGTGCAACTCATCGTGATGCGCTCTGCACAGCGGTATCACAAACAGGTCGTGCGCTTTGGTACCCATTCCACCCTGCCCGTGGCCTATCAGGTGGTGGGGGTCGTCTGCCGGGTTATTGCAGCAACTGCACTGCTGCGACTTCACCCAGCGGGTGTATTTCGCGTTCTCCCAGCGGCGGCGCTTTGGCCTCAGCATGAAAGATTCCGGTGATTCAGGATCGACCTTCACCGAGACTATCTTCTTAACTTTCTCCAGGAGAATTTCAGTCGCCGGTAATGATGGAACAATATCGCTTTCCCGCATCACTGAGCTATGCGATTCAGGCTTAATCCTGAGTGCCTGGTTCGCCACTGATTCAGAAATTAAGTCAGCCAGATCGTTACGTACCATCCACCAGCAGAACTCCGGCAGCGTCAGGGTGTGGTCAGCACTGAAACCCAGCATAATATTCACCCTTTCGAGTAGCCATTTTACTAGGTTCTGCATAGCAATTTCTGCCAGTCTTTCAGTGGTTTGTTCACGCAACTGATTATCACAACCCCAGCACAGGCGAATGCTTCCGGGGGCATGCCGCATTACTGTAAAGTCCTTTGAGTGCCAGTCATTGTGGGGCCACTGACATTCGAATTTACGCTCCAGCCAAGCATCAAGACTGCTAATCCCACCAGCACGCTGAATAACCCTCTCGTCGAGGAAAAGCGACTGCATACTGACATCATCTGTCAGTGGCTGGTGAGCTTCAGGAATCAGTCCAGATGGCAGATGCTGGATTGCTTCGGATGGTGTTTCAATCACCACCCTGCCACGACGAAACAGCCGCAGCAACTCGTTGCCAGGGCGGAAGAGCACAACTCCGGACATTGGTGCAACTTCAGGTGTCAGTATGGCTCTCACCCTATTACTCCTACCGCTGGTTGATGTTTAGTGATCGCTATTCCCCAGGCTGGGTCAGCGTAAATCAGTGAATATTTCATCGTATCTTTCCCCTCAGATTTCTAAGGCCAGCTGTGGAGTAAAGCGGTCACGCACTGCGTCATACTTGAGAGCGCTGGCGCTATTAAATGCCTCAATACGCTCAACGAGGACGGCAGCGCGGGTTTCTTTGCTGGCTGGCGCATAGGCTGATTTATCCCATGCCTTATCAATACCGATATTGCGCGCAACGTTTGTGCTGTCAGCTGATGAAAGGGGTATGTGAGTAAAAATGTCTTTATTCAGCATGCGAAGGCCATGGAGCTTGGTAATCGGATAGCCATTTGAATCGACTACGTGCCGGATAAGGTCTCGCAATTTTGCCCTACAGGCGCGTGGGCGCTTTGCATCGTATTCACCCATTGAACCTATGCAAACACGAGGAAACTCATGGCAAAGACGAATGAAACGCTCGTCGGGTTCGCTCATATGCCAGACAGGCGCACCGACGAATTTACTGTGCGGCCATTCAGCTATAAGCGCATCGTTCTCTTCGCTGGTTCCACCGATAACATCAGGGATAACTGCAAATGCGAAACGAGGGTGATTCATCCACTCCTTGACGAATTCGTAATAGTCGAACCAGTTAACAGGCTGGCCCTTATCCCAGAAGCTGAAGGCTCCGTTATCAAGTGCGAAAGATTGAGTTACCTCACTGGCAAGCTTAAGTTGCCCTGGGTTAGCGAAGCTGATGAACGCATGGCGACCTTTCCAGGCTTTCAGTGCGCACGTATCAGGCGTGATTGGTCCTCCGTGGAAGTGGATCATCAGACGTTCCTCGCTCGGCCAGCAAGACACCAGCCATCAACCTGGGGTTTAGCTTTGACTACCATTCTTAGGCAGCGCTGGCGCTCAGCGAGAATCTTCTCGCGCAAAGCTTCGTTCTTAGACCGGTAGAACGCTTCCATAAGGACGGTTGCAGCACGCATAAAGAGCCCTTTATCAAACAGTTCCTGAGCCTTATCCAACATCGCAACCACAGCCGGGTTTGGTGCTGTTTCCTGTTCTGACTCAGTCACCGATTCGACTTTTTCAACCGTTGTGCGCGGGATAATTGGCCCAATCGGGCCAACCGGAGCTTTTGCGTAGTAACGAAAATTAGGACGCTCACCTTTGCGCTCGGCGCGGTTAAGCATGACCAGGCGGCATACCGCACGTTGAACGCTGTGCAACTCGTACTCCGGTAGTGCTGCGGCGATCTCCTTGTTCGTCAGTCCAGGGTTGTTGGCCACGAACAACTGAATTGTTTTCAGAAAACTCATGGTTTAGCTCCTCTGAAACCCGCTGGTATTGCTTTGTCTGGCCCACCAAATACCATCATGCTGGAGTTATTACGTTGCCCTTCCCAATCCTGGCGCTTAGGGCGGCCTTTGCTTTCCCAGCGAGTGGCGCTTTGCAGGTAGGACTCGAATTTCTTCGGACCAAAAAGAGTTTCAGGTCGCATGTACTGGTACTGATCATCATTTCCGCTCCAGTGCTCATGTTTCAGATCGATTACCAGCTGCAGGTCGTGAACGCTGTAACCTTCACGAAGGCGTGCTCTGATGTTTTCAAGAGAGGTTTTTGATTTTTGGTACCGGGAACCACTCACCTGGTTGAGGTGAGTTAAAACCAAAATGGCGTTATCAGTGATCAACACCTCAGGGTCTGGTTGCGGCGCAACCGGACAAATAGGTTTTTTAATATCTGTAGTATTCTCTGTTGTATTCTCTGTATGAACATCAGTGCAATTTGACCTGATGAGAGCGGTTCGTTTTGACCCGTTGGAACGTTCCACTTTGACCTCATCCATCGGTTCATTTTGAGCTGATGGAAGAGTGCAATTTGAACTCTTCCATTTGGTCACTTTGACCTCATCTAAAAGCTCGCTTTCGTAGTTGATCGTGTAGTAGTTCGTCATGTCGCGCTGAGACTTGTTCAGCTGCTCAACTTTGAGCACCCCGAGGTTCTTCAGGCGGGTGAATGTGCGCTTCAGAGTAGACTCAGACCAGAACGGAAACTGTTCCAGCCACTGCTCGTTGGTGTTGTAAATCCAGCGCACGCCGTCACGCTCCAGTCCGGAGGTGGTTTCTTTAAGCCAGTAGTTCACCTGCTGCAACGCAATGGCCTCATTCAGGCCAATGCTGCATGCAAGGTCAGGGTTAATCACTATCGGCCGGGATGGCATCAACAGGCTCATGGTCGTCCTTTAACTCTGTAAATTTACGCTGGAATTGCTCAAGAGGGTTGAAGCACTCATGATCGTAACCTTCCCGAAGGTATATAACGCGTCGAGTCTGTGGCTCCCACCTGACGACATGGACGGGGATGCCTCTGTGGTCTCTGAATCGCCGGTCAACTTCAGCCATTCCTCATGCCCCTTCTCGTTCATCTGAGCAAAAGCCTCTACCATCGAGTTCTCAGGCTTGTAGTTGTTCGTGCCAGCCTGGTCGTTTAATCTCTCTACATAGCCGAACGGAGAGTCTTTTCCCACCAGCGGAAGGCATCTGAATTGCTTCGCTGGTCTCAATCGGTTTAAACTGTTCATGCGTTAGTTTCTCCACTGAATACGACACGCCAAGACGCCAGGGGCCTGCACGCCCG